TTACTGCCCCCCAACCACCGGCACTACAGATATTTTTCGGTTATATCTTGCAGTCTGCGAAGCATTTTTGTGGCCTGATATTTCCTGTTTCTCATGAAGGGTTCCTTCCAGATCAGATATCCCTTTAGCTTTCAGATCATGGAACGTGAAGTTGAATTCAAGCTCAGGAAATTTTTCAGCAGCAGCCTTTTTTGCCTTCATCCATTGAGCATTGAACGCATCACGCGTATAACGAGATCCTGATTGCTGATGAATTACATAAAGGCTAACCATACCGCTGTTTAATGGAAGTTTTTCTGCCATGTGAATCGCTTTTGACAGTCGTTCTGTCCAGGCCTTTATCTGGCTAACTGCTGTTTTACTTTGCTGAATTAGAATTCCTTCATCAAGGATCTGACTTTTCTTAAGGTCAAGAATGTCACCCTGACGTGCGCAGCATAAATAAGCTAACTCCATAGCGATTTTAACCGGCACCGTAGAAACGCTGAATAGTGCATCATATTCTTTGTCCGTAACATAGCGGGTGCGCGCCTGTTCCTTAAATTGCTTCACACCCTGGCAAGGATTCATCTTCACTTTTCCGCGCTCATATGCCCACCTGAACACCCTCGATATAAACGCTTTCTCTCGGTTCGCCTGGACTCTGCTTTTAACACCTCTTTTATCCATATACTTCCTGATATGCTCAGGCTTGATATTGTCTGGCTTCATCTTCCCGAAAACGATATTTACCTTTGAACCATATTTTCGGTAGTCCTTTCTTGTTTCTGTTGCTAACTCATGAAAGTCACCGGAGTTAAAAAACTCTTCACAGAGTGCATGGAAATTTGAACCGACTTTGATATCGTTGATGAAGTTTTCATAGGCAGCCCAGACCTGAGACTTTGTGAGATCATGGTTGCACAATCTCACCGTTCTCCCGTCTGGAGTTCTGAACTCATAAGCTGATTTGCCCCGACGAACGCGGGGCGGCATCCAGTTATCTTCCGGGTTTTTGCGGATTCTTGGCATTACATGTCCTTAAAGTTTGGTTCTTCTTCCTCTGGATTGTTCACTACCAACTTCAGGCCAGCAGGGTTAGTTACATGATCCCATGTAGTTCCAGGTCTGCCGTCTTTTCGTGGTACGAAAAATACACCGCTTTCTTTCAGCGCGCGGCACTGAAGGGAAGGGCGACGATAACCAGTAAGCTGATAGAGGTCATCAGGGGTAAGAAAACGTTGGCTTTGTCCGCTCATCGTATAGCTCTCCACTTAACCGGCTGCACCCGGCTATCTCTTATAGAAAATGCATGATGAGCAACCACCACGGAGCCCATCATTACAGGTACGACATCTTTTTGTTTCGGTGTAATAAAGCTGGTGGACCATTTCCTTTGGCATGAGAACCGGCATCGGCACTCGGATAACTAGCTTCTTGAGCCTGTCGAGTTCCCCGGCCAGTTCCAGCAGGCGGGAACGGCAATCCTCTGCCTCATCCCGCCACCAGGTTACATCGGCCTTGAGGCGGCGCATTCGCCGCTGTTTGAGTTTGCTGGCCATGGTTATTTACCTAATATCCATTGGTTACCAGCATGGGCTTGAAACTTAACTGAAGTGTCTGGCAGAAGCAGTTCCTGCACAACCTCGCCGGTTTCGACAAAGTAATAATTGCTGTCAGTTACATTGTTAATAAATAAACCCTGTCGTTCAGCCTCACTAAGCCCACCAATTATTTTCATGACTTTTTTACCAATCGGACGATAGTCAGGCTCTACCCCGGCTAACTTTGCCGCCGCATAGTTATGGTGGCCATCCATTAAAATGGTGTATTGCTTACCACGCAGAACTATTGGGTAATCGAAGAGATGGTAGATGGTCAAAACCGTCCCCTCTGGCTGCCTGATATCGCTGGCGGTACTCCGGCCACGATTCTTAACACCCCTTATGTAATCGATCAGGCTATCGACAGTATTGGGGCAGGGAAGAAATTTGTCTTCCTGGGGGACTTTGATCGCTTCATTGTTCGTCGCATTACTTATATGACACTGAAGCGTCTGGTTGAGCGTTACGCCGAATACGATCAGACCGCGTTCCTGGCCTTCCATCGTTTCGACTGCATCCTGGAGGATGTAGCTGCAATCAAAGCGCTGGTTGGTAAAGCGGCGTAAGAACTCCGACTGGTAAACGATGCCGCGTAAGCGGTTTTTTTGTGCCCGCAGTTTTCTGCGGGCCAGGGAAAATCATGAATACGATGATCGAAAAGTTGCGGGGACAATGTCGGATTGATGCTGACGATACAACGGAAGACGAATTGCTGTTGATCTATTACGGTGCCGCAAGGCGTATGGCTGAGAATTTCATTAACCGAAAGCTGTATGAAGACGAGGTACCGGAATCTGACCCGTACGGGCTTATTATTGCCGATGATATCCTTCTTGCATTGATGCTTTTGGTTGGTCACTGGTTTGAAAATAGGGAGCAAGTCAATGTCGGAAACATTGTCACTGCATTCCCGTTCGGTTTTGAATCCCTTCTTCAGCCTTACCGTTTCATATCTCTATAGGGGGTGTCCATGCAGGCTGGAAGACTACGGCATCTCATTACCATCCAGAACTTCACGACAACGCGGGATTCTTCCGGGCAACCGTTAGAGGAATGGGTGGACGGGGCGAACACCCGGGCAGAAGTTAAAGGTATCAGTGGGCGCGAGCTGGTGGCAGCTGGTGCTGAAACAGCTGAGGCAACAGTACGGGTATGGATGCGGTATCGGCATGATGTTTCGGCAGCCTCCCGAATTAAGGTTACGACAGGGCCATTTAAAGGGAACACCCTGAATGTTGTTGGTCCCCCAATACCGGATGCAAAAGGGGTTCTGCTTGAGGTTCTCTGCAAGCTGGGGGTGGAGAAGTGATTGACATTAATCTCGATTTTTCAGGATTGAATGACTTAGCCAGGGATTTAGAACTGCTCAGTAAGGCTGAAAACAACAAAGTTCTGCGTGATGCGACACGTGCCGGGGCAGAAGTGCTCAAGGAAGAAGTGATCGCTCGTGCACCTGAGCGAACAGGGAAGCTTAAGAAAAACGTTGTGGTGGTCACTCAGCGTAGCCGAAAGCGGGGAGAGATTTCCTCAGGGGTTCATATTCGTGGTGTTAATCTTCGAACCGGTAACAGTGACAATACGATGAAGGCCAGTAATGCGCGTAACGCATTCTACTGGCGATTCGTTGAGCTGGGCACCGCGAACATGCCTGCACATCCGTTTGTGCGACCCGCTTACGATACTCGCGAGGAAGAGGCCGCCAGCGTCGCCATTGCCAGGATGAATCAGGCTATTGATGAGGTATTGAGCAAGTGAATGAAGATAATATCTACGCCTTGCTTTCTTCCCTGGCAGAAGGACGGGTATACCCCTATGTTGCGCCATTAGGTAGTGACGGGAAACCGTCTGTCTCTCCACCCTGGATTATCTTTTCCATCGTCGATGATGTTTCCGCTGACGTACTGTGTGGCCAGGCGGAATCCAGCACATCAGTGCAGATCGATGTTTACTCACTGACCATTAAGGAAGCCAGATCCATTCGCGATCATGCGCTGGAGGCCGTTAAGTCCCTGGCTCCGACTGAGATAACGAAAATTCAAGGCTATGAACCCGATTTCCGGCTTTACCGCGCCACGATCGATTTTCGGATCACATCCTGAAACGTTAACCAACCCTGAACAACCCGCTCCGGCGGGTTTTTTATTACCTCTGACACCGCGCTTCACACGCGCACGTTATAATCCTGGAGCCTACAGAAAGCGAGCCTGAGAGTCAGTTGTACTCCGGGGCTGCTGACTCTGTGTGACAGGCTCACTTTCTATAGGTAAATCTCATGAAATATCCAACCGTATCAGTAAACGGCGTTTCCGTTCGCGTTGATGACGAGGGACGCTATAACCTCAATGATCTCCATGCTGCGGCGGTCGCAAACGGAGAGGCTACAGAGCAGCAGCGTCCAAGTCAGTTTTTACGTAGTGCTCAGGTAAAGCGATTTATCAAGGCACTTAAATCCAAAGTGCAAAAAAGCACTCTGGAACAAATTCAACCACTTAGAGTTGTTAATGGTGGTGATGAACCTGGAGTGTGGGGCGTTGAGCTACTGGCCATTCGCTACGCAGCCTGGATTAAGCCTGAGTTTGAGATTGAAGTATATGAGGTGTTCAGAACAGTGGTTCGCCTCGGCATCAGTGCCATGTCACGCCTGAATAAATTAGATCACATCATTAATACTGAGACTAAAGCGATAAGCCAGTGCGCCAGCCAGATGGCGAAGTGGGGTGTCGGCGGCAGAAAGAAAATCCTCCTTTCTGCGCGGGAGCGGGTGGTTGATGAAGTACAGATGTACTTACCAGGCATCAATTAAACTCGAGAAATGGTCTTTGTTGCTGACAATCTCAGCATTCCAGGCATGATTGATTTACTTAGTAATTTCTTTTCAGAAAGACACCCACCTCCCGCTTCGGCGGGTTTTTACTTTTATGGAGACAACTATGTCTGCACTTTATGAAAAATCGCAGCTGACGAAGATCCTTATTTCCTCCCTGCCAGCCACCAAAGAAACGATGGATTCCGCAACCTTCCTCGATCTGATTTGTTACCAACGGTGCAAAACTGATCCACCCCAGCGGTTGAAAATTGATCCAGGGGTTAATCTGCTCCTCTGAATACAGGGGAGCTTATGATCACTTTTGAGATTCGTATGGAAATTAAAGTCCTGCACAAGCGGGGAATGAGTATCCGGGCCATTGCCAGGGAGCTGGGTATTTCGCGCAATACTGTCCGCAGCCACCTGAAAGCCAAATCTGAAAAGCCGCAGTATTCACCACGCCCGGCACCATCATCACTGCTCGATGAATACCGTGATTACATCTCTAAGCGGATCAGCGATGCGCATCCCTACAAAATCCCGGCGACCGTTATTGCCAGGGAAATCATGGAGCTGGGCTATCGTGGAGGGCTTACTATCCTGAGAGAGTTCATCCGTAAACAGACCCTGCCAGCACAGGCAGAACCGGTCGTTCGCTTCGAAACCGAGCCCGGACGGCAGATGCAGGTTGACTGGGGGACCATGCGAAACGGCAAGTCACCCCTGCATGTGTTCGTCGCTGTTCTGGGATACAGCAGAATGCTTTACATCGAGTTCACCGACAACATGCGCTACGACACGCTGGAAGCCTGTCACCGCAATGCGTTCAGCTTCTTCGGCGGTGTACCGCAGGAAGTCCTGTACGACAATATGAAAACGGTGGTGCTGCAGCGTGATGCTTACCAGACCGGGCAGCACCGGTTCCATCCTTCCCTGTGGCAGTTCGGCAAAGAGATGGGCTTCTCTCCCCGCCTGTGCCGTCCCTTCAGGGCGCAGACTAAAGGCAAGGTGGAGAGGATGGTGCAGTACGCCCGCAACAGCTTCTATATCCCGTTAATGACACGCCTGCGTCCGATGGGGATCACCGTCGATGTTGAAACCGCAAACCGTTACGGCCTGCGCTGGCTGTACGATGTGGCCAATCAACGTAAGCATGAAACTATCCAGACCCGCCCCTGCGATCGCTGGGTGGAGGAACAGCAATCCATGCTGGCACTGCCACCGGAGAAAAAACAGTATGACGTGCAGGTTGATGAAAGCCTGATGACCTTCGACAGGCAGCCGTTGCATCATCCGCTCTCCATCTATGACACGTTCTGCAGAGGAGCCGCATGATGGTCGAACTGCAACATCAACGGCTGATGGTGCTTGCCGAACAGCTCCAGCTGGACAGTCTTATCGGCGCAGCGCCGGCGCTGTCGCAACAGGCGGTGGATCAGGAATGGAGCTACATGGACTTCCTGGAGCACCTGTTACATGAGGAGAAACTGGCCCGGCATCAGCGTAAACAGGCGATGTACACGCGGATGGCAGCCTTCCCGGCGGTAAAGACGTTCGAGGAGTACGACTTCACCTTCGCCACCGGCGCTCCTCAGAAGCAAATCCAGTCGCTGCGATCCCTGAGCTTCATAGAGCGTAACGAAAACATCGTGTTGCTGGGGCCATCGGGCGTGGGAAAAACGCATCTGGCGATAGCCATGGGCTACGAAGCAGTACGGGCGGGCATCAAGGTTCGCTTCACAACAGCAGCGGACCTGCTGCTACAGCTGTCCACTTCACAGCGTCAGGGCCGTTACAAAACGACTCTCAATCGTGGTGTCATGGCCCCGAAGCTGCTTATCATCGATGAAATAGGTTATCTGCCGTTCAGTCAGGAGGAAGCCAAGCTGTTCTTCCAGGTCATCGCCAAACGTTACGAGAAGAGCGCGATGATCCTGACCTCCAACCTGCCGTTCGGGCAGTGGGATCAGACGTTCGCCGGTGATGCAGCGCTGACATCGGCGATGCTGGACCGGATCTTACATCACTCACACGTCGTGCAAATAAAAGGGGAAAGCTATCGACTGAAGCAGAAACGAAAGGCCGGGGTTATAGCTGAAGCTAATCCTGAGTAAACAAGGTGGATCAATATTAAACCGTTGGTGGTGGCGGTAAGTGGATCACTTTTTACCCGTTGTTGACATGAGTTGCACCATCAAAGAAATTCAGTTCACCGGTGGTCAGAAGCAGGATATCGACGTAACAACACTTTGCTCTACCGAGCAGGAGAACATCAACGGCCTGCCTTCTCCGTCAGAAATCTCTCTGTCCGGCAACTTCTACAAGAATCCGGCGCAGGACGCCTTGCGTGAAGCGTATGACAACGATACGACCTACGCTTTCCAGATCATCTTCCCGTCCGGCAAGGGCTTTAAGTTCCTGGCTGAAATCCGCCAGCACACCTGGTCTTCCGGTACCAACGGCGTAGTGGCGGCAACGTTCTCCCTGCGCCTGAAAGGTAAGCCTGAAAACATCGAGTCTGGCTCCTGAGAGGTCTCATGAAGAATATTAAAAATCTCGCCCTGGCTAAGATGTCGGGATTTCGTCATAAGACGGTCGCCGTTCCTGAGTGGGAAGGCGTCAAAGTGGTTCTCCGTGAGCCGTCTGGAGAAGCCTGGCTTCGCTGGCAGGAAGTGGTGAAAGCGGGTGCTGATGATGAAAATGTGTCTGTATCGGAAAAGGCACACCGTAATCTTTGCGCTGACGTGGTGCTCTTCATTGACGTCCTGTGCGACACCGATAAGCAACCGGTATTCAGCGTAGACGAAGAAGAGCAGGTGCGTGAAATCTACGGCCCCGTCCATTCACGCCTGCTCAAACAGGCGCTTGACCTGATCAACAATGCGGACGAAGCGCGGGAAAAGTCTCAACCCCCGGCGTAAAGTTTCTGATGTCGCTTGCGCTCCGGATGGGGCGCACGCTCTCAGAGCTTCGGCAGAATATGACGGCAAGCGAGCTTCTGATGTGGATTGAGTTCGACAGGCAAAGTCCGGTTGGCGATATCCGTGGCGACATTCAGGCAGCCCAGCTCGTCTCTGCCATCTACGGTTCGCAGGGGGCAAAAGTACCGCTGGACGATGCGATCCTGCGATGGGGTGGCGATGAGCAATCAGAACCGAAGGACCCGTTTGCAGGGCTTGAGGCTGCTTTATCAAACGCAGCGGCAACTAATTAAATGCTAAAGTCAAAAAATAGAATTTCGAATTTCCTTTGCTCACGTTTATGTATTTTAATAACCTCCTTACTTCTGGAGGTGTGAAAATGAAAAAGGTAGTTGGTATTTTATTAGTTATGTTCGCCGTTACTGGATGTAAATCTTTAGACTCAGTTAGGGCTACAAAGCCTGTAAACATTGGGGGATCTGATAAGAGCGTTAACTCATTCTCATCTTGTGTCTCTGGGAAGTGGGCTGGAAATGGAACACCAGTAACTTCCTTGCCGCTTGAAAATGGCATAAGCATACTCGTCCCTCAGGCAATGGGGGGTTATGACGTAGTTCTTGACGTAACAGAAAATAATGGGAAAACAAGTTACGTGCTCTACGAAAGAGTGCCCTCAATGACATCCGACTCATATGAGAAAACGGTATTATCTTGTAGATAAGAAAACATAGATAAAACAGACCCGCTCCGGCGGGTTTTTTTTCGCCTGGAGAAATGTGATGGCAACATTACGTGAATTGATTATTAAAATTTCCGCTAACTCGCAATCATTCCAGACGGAAATTTCCCGCGCCTCACGAATGGGGCAGGATTATTACCGCACTATGCAGAATGGTGGTCGGCAGGCCGCTGCTGCTGCCAGAGAGAGCGAAAGGGCGCTCTCTGATTTGACTGCCGGATTTGCATCTGCTGGAAGGGCTGCCGCCGCAGCTACGGCAGCTTTTGCAACGGGTAAAATTGTGCAGATTGCTGATGAGTGGAACTCCGTAAACGCTCGCCTTAAACAGGCATCATCTTCTGCTGATGATTTTGCCGCTTCACAGCGTCAGTTAATGGAAATCAGCCAAAGAACCGGCACGGCATTTTCAGATAACGCAAACCTTTTTTCCCGCGCAGCAGCCTCAATGCGCGAGTACGGTTATAGCTCTGACGAAGTTCTGAAAATTACAGAAGCTTTCTCTACCGGCCTCAAACTTTCTGGGGCTAACACCCAGGAAGCGAGTTCTGTTATCACTCAATTCAGCCAGGCGCTCGCACAAGGCGTTCTTCGTGGTGAAGAATTTAATGCCGTTAACGAAGCCGGTGATCGGGTAATCCGCGCTCTGGCTGCGGGAATGGGTATAGCCCGTAAAGACCTCAAGAGCATGGCTGACCAGGGACAGCTTACGATCGATAAGGTTGTCCCAGCTTTAATGAGCCAGTTAGGAGCATTGCAGGGCGAATTTGCCAGCATGCCACAAACGGTTTCTGGATCCCTTCAAAAAGTAACTAACTCATTCATGGCCTGGGTGGGCGGTGTAAACCAGGCAACCGGTGCTACTGATGCGTTGTCTGGCGGATTGGATAATGTTGCCCAGACGCTTGATTCTTTTACTTCATCAGCAGTGAGCGGCGCGCTTAGTGACGTTGCTGACAATATGTCAACAATTACAACAGTCGCTGGGGCGCTTGTTGGCGTGGGACTGGCACGCTACCTAAGCGGAGTTGTAACCAGTGCCACGAGTGCAACAGGTGCGCTAATTTCAGCTGCGAAATCAGAGGTTGCCCTTGCAGTCGCACAGGATAAAGCGGCGCAGTCTGCTGTTGCGGCTTCCAGGGCTGAAGTTTATCGGGCTCAGCAAGCAGTACAGAGTTCAAGAAGTGCAGATGTTCAGGCGGCTCAGCAAGAAAAGGTCGCGGCGGCTGAAGCAAAAGTCACTGCGGCCCATACCAGACTGACTACCGCTCTTGCCAGTGGTACAGCTACGGAAAAGGTGCGAGCCAGAACAGCACTTGAACGCGCGCAGGCAGGGCTGGTAGCAGCTAAAAATGCCGACGCTCAGGCTGTCGCTGAAAGGCGTCTGGCTGCCGCTCAGGCTGCTTTAAACCGTAACATCTCAAATCGTGTTTCGACTCAAAGCAATCTCAATAGCGTAACATCTGTCGGCACTCGCCTGATGAGTGGTGCGCTTGGCCTGATTGGCGGCGTGCCGGGTCTGGTGATGCTGGGAGCAGGAGCCTGGTATGCGATGTATCAGAATCAGGAGCAGGCTCGGCGTTCGGCGCAGGAATACGCCACCACGATTGATGAAGTCAGTAAAAAGTCGAAGGCAATGTCTTTACCTGAAGCTTCAGACAATGCTGAGAAAACGCGCGCAGCATTGAATGAGCAGAACAGGCTGATAGATGAACAAAAGAGCAAGATAGAAAATCTGAAACCCAACTGCGAATCCCAACGAGGAGCGCAAACAGGTTTATTACATCGACCGTAAATCAGGATCAGACGATGAAACCGTAGAGTTTGAGCTTTCCAGTCCAGCCGATTTGCGCGGGCAACTCATTCCGACCCGGCAAATTCAGCCAATGTGCACGTGGTGCATGCGGGGCTGGTACAAAACGGGGAACGGCTGCACCTACGCCGGGCAAAACGGCTGGTTCGATAAAGACGGTAACCGGGTGGACGATCCTTCACAGGATGTTTGCTCCGGATTGCTGTCAACGGGCTGTAAACCTCGCTTCGGAGAGAATGAACAGCTGGATTATGGCGGGTTCCCCGGCGCTTCACTTCTGAGAGGATAATCATGCGCGACAAAACAGTTAGCGCCATTCTGGCGCATGCCGCCGCATCCTTCCCCGAGGAGTGCTGTGGCGTGGTTATTCAGAAGGGGCGGGTGGAGAAATACATCCCCTGCAAAAATAATGCTGAGTCGCCGACTGAGCAATTTGAACTTAATCCTGAGGATTATGCGGCCGCCGAAGAGCAGGGCACTGTGGTGGCGATCGTCCACAGCCATCCCGGCGACGGGGCAACAACTCAGCCGAGCGAGCTCGACATGCTGATGTGTGATGCCACGGAACTGCCCTGGATTATTGCATCGTGGCCGGAGGGCGACATTCGCACCGTCATGCCTCGCGGAGACCGTCCCCTCACAGGGCGCCAGTTTGTACTCGGGTATGCAGACTGCTGGTCTCTCATCATGGACTATTACCGCATCGAGCACGGCATTGAACTGCCCAACTACAGCGTAGATCGCCACTGGTGGGAGCAGGGTGAAAACCTCTATATGGATAACTGGCAGGAATGCGGTTTCCGTGAGTACGACGGTCCCGCTCAGCCAGGTGACATGGTTATCATGCAGGTTCAGTCCACCGTCCCGAACCATGCCGGGATTTTTCTTGATGGCAACATGCTACTGCATCACATGTATGGCCAGCTATGCGCGTTGCCTGGGATTCTGTTCAGGGTGCAGTTGCGTACGAGGCGGAATGGCGGCGTGACAGCGGCAACTGGATTAGTGTGCCCCGAACGTCTTCTCTCGGCTTTGAAGTGCAGGGTATCTACTCGGGTCGCTATCTGGTCCGTGTCAGGGCGTTGAACGCCAGCGACGTTTCATCAGTATGGGCAACATCATCAGAAGTAAATCTTACGGGTAAAGTGGGCAATCCGCCGAAACCGGTCGGCTTCATCGCTTCTGATAATGTGGTTTTCGGTATCGAGCTTAGCTGGGGATTCCCGGCGAATACCGACGACACGCTGAAGACGGAAATTCAGTACAGCCTGACCGGTACCGAAGACGATGCGATGCTGCTGGCCGATGTGCCTTACCCGCAGCGCAAATATCAGCAGATGGGCCTTAAGGCTGGGCAGATTTTCTGGTACCGCGCTCAGCTGGTGGACCGCAGCGGCAACGAATCAGGTTACACAGAATGGGTGCGCGGGCAGGCCAGCATCGATGTATCCGATATCACCGATGTGATCCTGGAGGAGATTAAAGATTCTGAGGTATTCAAGGATCTGATTGAGAGTGCCGTAGAAAGTAGCGAGAAACTGGCCGAACTTTCTGATGCGATTAAGGAGAACGCCGATGGTCTGGCTGCAGCAGTAGGTTCGAATAAGCAGACAGCAGAAGCAATCATTGGCAACGCCCTGGCTATTGCTGATGTTGTTGTGCGCCAGACTGCGCAGCAGGGGGCTAACTCTGCGAAATTCGAACAGCTCCGGGAGGTGATCGCTACTGAGACGGAAGCGCGCGTCACGGATGTTACTCGTCTAGAGGCGAAAACTGCACAGAATGAAGCGGGTATTACTGATGTTCGCCAGGCGTTAGCAACGGAAACTGAAGCTCGCGCTTCTGCGGTAAGTCAATTGACGGCTGCCACTCAGGCCGCATCTGACAAAGCTGATTCAGCAGCTGCTGTAGGTGCTCAGAATACAGCATCAATCACTGACCTTAGCCAGGTTGTCACGGACCTCGATTCCTCAATGGCATCACGCCTGGAAGAGCTGGGTGCACAAACTGATAAGGCCAGCGGCGGTATTCAGAACAATGCTATCGCGCTGATCACCAGTACGCTCGCGCAGGTTAACCAGCGCAACCTACTGAGCGTCCAATATGGAGATAACAAAGCCAGTATTGAGCGAGTCGACAATGTGATGGCCGACGCCAGTAAAGCTGTCGCTGAGTCATTGCGCGTTTTGGATTCCAGCACCGGTGGGAACACGGCGAATGTCACTGACTTGTCGAAGACACTTGCTGATTTTACCCAGGTGTCTGCTACGCAAATCAACTCGCTGAAGGTCACGGTTAACGGTCAGTCTGCGGCTATTATCCAGAACAGCCAGGTATCAGCGGACATCAATAACAACCTGAATGCGATGTACAGCATCAAGGTCGCTGTTGATTCTAATGGTAATCAGTATGCAGCAGGGATGGGGATTGGTGTTCAGAATACGCCGTCCGGCATGCAATCACAGGTACTGTTTGTGGCTGACCGATTCGCTGTAATGGCGCAGGCTGGCGGTACAGTTACGCTGCCATTTGTGATCCAGAACGGGCAGACCTTCATCCGGGATACGTTCATCCAGGACGGTACCATCAGCAATGCCAAAATCGGCAGCTATATTCAGTCTTCAACCTGGGACGGAACCGGGAACGTTGGCTGGCACATCAACAAATCTGGCTACGCGACGTTTAACAACGTGACCGTTCGCGGCTCGATTTACGCCACAAACGGTAATTTTTCTTTCAATGGCTCCGGCAACACAACGGTGATTAATGGTAATGGCGTAACCATTAATATTCCGGGGGGAGGTCGCATCGTACTTGGGACATGGTGATAATATGCCGACAGGGTTATTGATAGAGCTGAACGACGGCGGGAAACGTATGGAGATAACGGCGGGGCTGCGGTGCCCGTCATTTGGAGCAAGTTTTGACAGTGGATATCAGAAAGCCAAGTACGCGGATATTTCCGGTTATGTATCCGGT